CTGCATCTGGATCTGCCAGCGCGGCGTCCAGCTCTGCGACGGCTGCAGCGGCATCGGCATCTGCGGCTGCCACGTCTGAGACCAATGCGGCTGCATCGGCTGCCCTGGCTGCCAACCGGGTTGCCAAGACATCTGACACTGGATCTGCTGTCATTCCGACCGGCACGCAGGCTCAGCGCGATGGTACGCCTGCCGCTGGTTACTTCCGCTTCAACAGCGATGTGACCAAGTTCGAGGGCTACAACGGCTCTGCTTGGGGATCGGTCGGCGGCGGTGCGACGGGCGGCGGGTCTGACGAGATTTTCGTGGAGAACGGTCAGACTGTAACCACGAACTACACGATCTCGACGAACAAAAACGCCTCATCTGTGGGGCCTATCACTGTCAACTCGGGGGTTACCGTCACGGTCCCCTCTGGCTCTAACTGGGTGGTTTTGTAGATGCCTGTCACAATCAACGGAACAACTGGCATCGCGGGTGCCAACGGCTCGGCCTCCACTCCGGCTGTGCAGGGCGAGGATACCAACACCGGGGTGTTCTTCCCTGCGGCTGATGCCGTGGCTGTGGCTACGGGCGGCTCTGAGCGTTTGCGGGTGGATAGCTCGGGGAACGTAGGGATTGGGACGACTACATTCTCTCAGCCGGGTGGCGTAAGGGATGTTGTTGTTTCTAGGGAAGCAGTAAGCGAAGGAGCACGCTTTGTCGCTAAGGGCGGTCCGTCTGGGCTTACAACTTATGCCGCTTTGAACTCGGGAAGCCACGACACCTTTGCGCACTTCTCACCTTCGCTCATGTTTACATCTGGGCTGAGGTTCTTTTCTGCTCCCATAGACCAAGAGCCAAATGACGCAAATATCACAGAACGCGCCCGCATCGACAGCAGCGGAAACCTGCTGGTTGGGACGACGAGTGTGCAGAACGGTGTAGCTGCTGATCCCGTTGGCATCACTTTATATGGTAACGGAGCTGGTGGCGCGCAGGGGGTTGGGATTTTTGTCAGAAACTCTACTAACCACGTCCTTTACGTCAACAACAAAACAAGCGGGGGCGCTCTTGTTTTCTTCTTTAACGGCGGTAACAGTGTTGGCGAAATTACGTCAAACGGTACTGGTACCACTTACGCCACCTCCTCCGACTACCGCCTGAAAGAAAACGTCCAGCCCATGCAGGATGCTCTGTCGGTTGTAGCCCAGTTGAACCCTGTGACCTACACATGGAAGGCTGACGGCTCGGACGGCCAAGGCTTCATCGCGCATGAACTGCAAGCTGTCGTGCCTGACTGCGTGACGGGTGAGAAGGACGCTGTAGATGCCGAGGGCAACCCCAAGTATCAGGGCGTAGACACCTCGTTCTTGGTCGCCACCTTGGTGAAAGCCGTTCAGGAACTTACCGCCCGCATCGCCGCACTGGAGGCCGCACAATGAGCCGCATCACACTTTCGGGCAACGCCTCTGGCACGGGTGCATTCACCATCGCTGCCCCCAACTCGAATACGGACAGGACGCTAACGCTGCCGGATAACACTGGCACGGTTTTGACGACGGCTAGCACTGTGTCTGCTACTCAGATTGCTGGCGCTCTCAATGCTTCTGGCTCTGCCCCAATCTATGCCTGCCGTGCGTGGGTGCATTTCAACGGGGGAGGCACACCCGCAATTGCAGGTTCTGGGAATGTTTCAAGCATCACGGACAACGGGGTGGGCAATTATACACTTAACTTCGCCAACGCTATGCCTGACAGCAATTACTGCTTTGTTGGGAATGCGGTCGGAGAATTTGGCGTAAGCTATAATTCTCTTGTCGGTCCAGCAGCCTTTAATACTGGTGGTTGCAACGTCACTGTTCAGCGGTCTTCAACCGGGACGACCCTAGTCGACGTTACAAGCATCTGCGTTGCCATTTTTCGCTGAAAGGACACATCATGCAAGTTATAATCTTCCCGCAAGACAACGGTGGCGTTTCGGTAATTATCCCAGCGCCTGAGTTTGCCGACCAGATCGAAGCCGTGGCGCAGAAGGACGTTCCTGCGGGCAAGCCTTTCCGCATCATCAGCGACAGCGAATTGCCTGCGCGTGACAGCCGTGACCGCTGGCTGTGGACTGACCAAGGCCCGCTTGACGTAGCCCCAGAGGAGCAACTGGCATGAGCCAACTACGCACTAACGCTATCCTTGACGCATCTGGTGGTAACACAGCGACCTTCAACGGGCTACCTTTGCGTCCCGGTGTGCTAGACCCTGAAAACCGCATCATCAACGGGGCCTTCGACTTCTGGCAGCGGGGGACGAGTTTTACGGCTAATGCCTATGGGGCAGATCGCTGGATTAATGGTGTCAGCGGCGGAACTGTTACTATGTCTCGTCAGGCGTTTACCTTGGGTGACACGCTCGGTAGCAATAGCCCGACTTACTTCCTTCGCCAAACAGTAAGCGGACAAAGCACGTCCTCTCAGCTTGCTCTTGTTTCCCAACGTATTGAGAGCGTCCGCTCTTACGCGGGTCAGACCATCACCGTTCTGGGGTGGGCGCGTCGGTCGTCTGGCTCTGGCAACATGGCATTGAATGTCGAGCAGGCATTTGGGACAGGTGGGTCTCCGTCTTCTGGCGTTTTCGGGACGGGTCAAACCGTGACGCTAACTTCTTCGTTTGCCCCCTTCGCCTTAACGTTCTCTGTTCCGTCAATTTCCGGCAAAACACTTGGAACCAACGGCAACGACTATCTCGCACTGAACATCTGGACTAGCGGTGGCAGCGACTACAACGTTAATACCAACAGCCTCGGCCTCCAGACCATCGGGGTTGACCTGTGGGGCGTCCACATCAAGGTTGGCACTCACACCACGGCGGCGACGGACCTCTACAAGCAGCCCGAATTGGGGCCTGAGTTGCAAAGGTGCTATCGCTACTATCAGAGAATGGTGGCAGACAGCACCTATACGTCTTTCGGTGTTGGTATGGGAACCACGGCGACTCAGGCGCAAATACACGTCAATTTTCTTGCTACCATGAGGGCAGTGCCGAGCGTTGCCAGTTCAAATCTTCAACTGAACGATTCTTTAAACACAGCCGTAGTGGTTACCGGCCTTCTTGGAACGACATATATCGGCAAAAATGGCGGAATTATCTACCCCGCGGCTTCTTCTGGTATTGTGTCTTTGCGCCCGTACCACCTTCTTGCCAACAACAACGCCGCTGCATTTCTTGCCTTTGACGCGGAGCTATGACCATGAACACCATTACCATCACCTCAGCCAAGTACACCCTTGGTCTTGACGGCCAGCCCAGCGGCATCCTTGCCACCATCGACGGGCAAGAGTGGTCCGTGCCTTTGACCCCCGGCAACCGCCACTACGACGAAATCATGCGTCAGGTCGAAGCTGGCACCCTTGTGATCCAAGAGGCAGACGCATGACACCCGAGATGTTCTGGAGCGCAGGTCTATCCGGCATCTTGGCCTTCTTTGCTTGGGTGCTGAGAACCCATGCCGAGGAAGTCAAGCGCCTGCAAATCCTGCTAAACAGGACGCGAGAGGACTACGCCACCAAGGCCGACCTGCACTCCGACATCAACCGGGTGCTGTCGCGGCTGGACCTCATGGATAAGAAGATCGACAGGCTGATCGAAAAGGGCATGAAATGAGACTAGCACTCGTCCTCTTGGTCGCTGGCTGCGGCCCTGTTACTGTATCGTCCGTGGCCTACACGACGGCCTGCCCGAAAGGTGACCGCCAGTGCGAGATCAGACAGAACGCGGAAACGCTTTACTACATGGCGCACGGCGACGCGGCCAACGAGCTGCTTTGCTCCGGCGATACGCGGGACGTTATGGGTGCGCTCTGCTCTGTCTACTGACAGCCACGGCCAGCGCCCAAGTCAGCGGTGATCTGAACACCAACTCCGGCAACACCAACTCCACCATCGACAGCGGCAACGTCTCGACCAGTGAGACGCGGAACTACAACGGCGCTGGCTCGTCTCCGTTTTCGACGCCTGTGCCAACGGCTGCTGCACCGACAGTCATGGGCGGCGGTGGCAACGATAGCTGCCTGATCCCGAAACAGCAGGCGTTTCAGATCAGCATCTTCGGCAGGGCCGAGGGCAGCATGGAGCAAGACCCTGAGTGCAACCGCCGCAAGGACGCCCGTCTGCTCGGCACACCGCAGGAAGCTGGCGGGCTTGGCCTTCAGGTCAGCGGCATTTCGGTCATGTGCGACAACGCTCAAATCTACAAAGCAATGGCGCTGGCAAGCACGCCATGCCCGATCTACTCAATTGAGACGGGCAAGCTCTTGGTAGGCCGCGAGGGCTATCTGGCTATGCGTGACAACCCGCACACATATGTGGTAGGATACGCCCAAGATCGGTCCTTTTGGGACACCTTCCTGATGATCGGAGAGGAACTGCCCGATGTCGTTGCTCAAGAAAACAGCGGCCCTACTCTGTCTGAGCGTTTCCGCCGCTCACGCCGATCCGACGATGACGGCGCTGGAGGGGTCGGCGCAGACAATCCTTAACCAACTGAACGCGGCTCAAAGCCTGACGGCTGGTGCGGTCTACAGTGCTGGCCAAGGTGACATCCTCGCTCCCGGCATCATGCAGACGGCGACTGTCACTGAGCAGATGCGGCTTGATTACAACGCTGATGTGCAGGGGGTGATCGACGCGACGTACTATAACGCCGAATTGTTGTTTCAGGATAACTACGTTGCAACGATGGCAAATCTCGATACGGCTGTCGATAACCTCGTTGCCGCGACTGCGGTTCTGATGGAGGTGCAAGCGGTTGCGAACATGGCCGCCAACGCCGACACGGTGCAGGAGCAAATGGCCGTGCAGGCTGTCCTGACCAACAACGACATGACCATCACGGCTGCGGATGTGAGCAACTACAACAACGCTCTCGGCGCTGTGCAGTCTTACGCCCGCGATGCTGGTGCCTTCTTGGCCGCCTCGCGCAACACGACCATGACCGGGACAGTTGACGCCTATGCGGCCAACAGCGGCACCAGCCTGTACGGCGCGACGGTGGCCTACTCTGCCACGGCTGACATTATGAACATCTCCGCGACCAACGTCTTCGGCATCGGCCTGCAAGGGCTGCTCGGCGCTGAGACTGTGACGCTGGCCGACGTCTACGCTGCGGGCTACGGCTCGTGAGCGAGGAGGCTGAAACCAACGGCCTGCGGATCGCTGGCTTTGACGTAAAGGGCTGGTGGCTTGCCGCCGCCCTTCCTGTCTTGTCTGGCTTGAGCGGCACGATCTATGTGGGCTACGATACCGTCAACCGTTTCTGGGCAGTTGAGGAGAGCGTGGATGGCGTCTTGGGCGTTGAGAGCCGGGTGCAAACTCTGGAGCAGGCCATACAGGACAACGACGTGCGCGGCCTTGCACCGAAGCTGTCGGCAATCTCGACCCAGATGGCGAGCATCCTTGAGCAACAGAAAGAGTTGATGGATCTGCGGTCTATGGTCGAGAAGTCAGACAGCGTCAGCAGCGGCCTCGCAGGCAAGCTAGAGAAGTACGACGCTGAGATCGAAGACCTGTGGAAAGCAATGGATGACCTGATAAGGAACCCGATGCAATGAGGACAGAATACTTTGTCTGGGCGGCCTTCGTCGCCATACTCGCCACGATTGTTTATTCGGCAGGGGACGGCTTCTACCGCTACCCTTGTCAAGACCCGGCCAATTGGTCTGCGGTTGAATGCACCCCACCCATCTGTCTCCGCACTGGCATGTGCGCGGACGCTCTGACAGGAGGCAACTGATGTCTAGAAGTAACGACCCTGAAGTGATGGAAGCCAAGCTGCGCTATACCGTTGGGATTTCCCTAGTGGTCATTCTGGGCGGCATCATCGGCGCAGTGCTGTTCAGCCTGATCTTCGTGACCCAGCCGATGGGCGAGTCGAGCGAGAACGATCGGCGGTTTTTTGAGCTATTAAGCCCAATTGCTGCGTTTATCGTGGGTGCGCTGGGCGGTGTAATGGCTGCTGGCAATGGAAAGCAAAAGGGTGGCAACGATGAGCCGCCGGCACAGGAGTATCAAGAATGATCGGACGCATGGTTGGAATGCTCATTGGCCGGAAGGCTAAAGAGAAGGTGGTCGATGCTGTGCTGGACAAGGTGAACCTGCCTGACCCAGTAGAGAACGCGATCAAGGTTGCGGCCACGGGCAATGTGGGCGATCTGCTCGGCGGCATGGGCAAGGACATGGCACAGGAAGCTGTGCTTGGTCAGATCACCAAGAAGGTGCCGATCAAGAGACCGAAGAAATGAAGTGGCTGGCCCTGCTCCTGCTGACGGCGGCGCCTGCTCATGCTTATGAAATTACCCGCATCATTGACGGCGATACCGTGGAGATTGCGGTGGATTTTCTTCCGTCGCCCCTGCCGCCCAAGCTGTCGATCAGGGTCATCGGCATTGACACGCCAGAGAAAGCACCTCGCGCTCAATGCGACGCGGAAGCAGCTTTGGCTAAGAAAGCCAGCGCCTTTACAAAAGACGCGGTCGCCAATGCCCTTGAGGTCGATGTCAAGATCTTGAAGTGGGACAAGTACGGTGGCCGGGTGCTGGGCGAGATTTACCTAGACCACCAGAGCCTAGCTGAAAGCCTGATCTCTGCCGGTCTGGCTCGTCCCTACAAGGGCGATGCGAAACAATCCTGGTGTGAATGAGGAGATAGACAATGAGCCTTCTGACCGAAGCCCAACTTGCGGCTATGATCCCGACCAACAAAGAGGTTGCAGCCTGGTGCGAGGAGTTGAACAAAGCCCTGCCCAAATACGACATCACGACGCCGGAAAGGATCGCTGGCTTTATCAGCCAGTGCGCCCATGAATCGCAAAATTTTTTGGCCATGTCCGAGAATTTATCCTACCGGGAAGAGACCCTGCTCAAGGTCTTCCCGCGCTACTTCGGACCCGGCAAGCGCAACGCTGCAGAGTATGCTCGGAACCCTGAGAAGATTGCGAACTATGTGTACATGGATGAGTTCCGCACGTCCAAGCTGGGCAATACGCAGCCCGGTGACGGCTGGCGCTTCCGTGGCCGTGGGCTGAAGCAGTTGACCGGGCGGGACAACTACACCCGCTTTGCCAAAGACTACGACATGACCGCCGAGGAAGCAGCCGAGTGGGTCGAGACCAAGGAAGGTGCGCTGGCATCGGCTCTCTGGTTCTGGAATACCAACAACCTGAACGCAGTTGCCGACACTGGCAGCGTTCCGGCTCTCACGAAGAAGATCAACGGGGGGGACATTGGCTTGCAAGATCGGCAAGCTCGGTACGAAAAGGCAATGGCTGTGCTGACGGGCAAGATCCCCTTGCGTGCAGCCAACAGCGAAGCAGCTCCGACAGGTGGCACTCTGCGCCGGGGGTCTAAGGGCGAAGAGGTCAAGCGCATGCAGGCCAAGCTCGGCCTGTCTGCAGATGGTGACTTCGGCCCAGGCACTGAGGCTGCGCTGAAGAAGTGGCAAGCTGCCAATGGCCTCACGGCTGACGGTGTGGCTGGTCCGAAGACACTTGCGAAACTCTTGGGGTGATGACCATGAAAAAGCCTGGGCTGTATGCCAACATGAACGCACGCAAAGAAGCCGGCACGTCTCGTGACAAGGACGACAGCACGATCGACAAGAAGACCTACTCCCTGATGACCCGCAAGGCTGGGCCATTCAAGGAGAAGAAGAATGCCTAAGTCTGCAGCCTGGCAGCGATCGGAAGGCAAGGCAGAGAGCGGCGGCCTGAACGAAAAGGGGCGTCGCTCCTATGAGCGTGAGAACCCAGGCTCGGATCTCAAGGCGCCGGTGAAGTCTGGTGACAACCCGCGCCGCGCTAGCTTCCTGGCGCGTATGGGTAACATGGCTGGGCCGGAGCGCGACAAGGACGGCGAGCCGACCAGGCTGCTCAAATCCCTGATGGCCTGGGGCGCCAGCAGCAAGGCCGACGCCAAGAAGAAAGCATCGGCGATCAGCGCAAGGAATAAAGAATGACCGACCTAGAGGCACACCATAGCTGGCAGCTCCACAAGGAGATGCCGTTTAACCTGCGTGCCTCTATGGGGCATGTGTCGAATGGCACGCCCGTTTTTGTCTACGGCAACAACCCAGATGTGCAGACAGCCGAAGAGACGATCTGGTATCAGGGCGGGATCTACCAGTATCCGGCATCCGCGATCCAGATGAAGGTGTCGTCCGATGATGCAACAGCCACCTGCCAGGTGATGATCAATGGGCTGGATGCAGACTACAACCCGATCAATGAGATCGTCACGCTGACCGGGCAAACGGCTGTGACCACGGTCAAGAGCTACCTGCGCATTCAGAACGCCTACGTCATCGCCAACCCGACGACACTCAACATCTACATCGGCACTGGCACTGTAACGTCTGGCGTGCCGGCGACTGTGTACGAGCGGATCTACAACGGCCACAATCGCACTGAGAGCGTGCGCTATACGGTGCCGGCAGGTCGGACGTTCTACATCACGCACGGCACGATCTCGCATGGATCTGACAGCGCTGCGTTTGTCACGGCTCGCCTGGTGTATCGGCTGATCGGCCTGCCATTCCAGAACGCAGCGGTCGTGAACCTGAACAACAAGTTCATCGACTTCTGGTTTGATTTCCCGATCGCACTGCCCGAGAAGTCTGATGTTGAGGCCAAGGCATTCTGCTCTAAGAGCCAGGTAAACGCGGTGTCTGCATCGATCGAAGGCATCCTGATCACAGAGACGCAGCCGGTGTGAAGTCGCGAGGGGCGCTGATGGTGGATGATAAGCCGTAGCGCAGTCTGATCTTCGACCAATACAAAACCGCAGGTTTCGTATGCGCCCCTCGCGATAGTTTTAGCTGGTCACTCTGTGGCCTGCAATCGCTTTCCGTTCTGGATCTTTTCAAGCGCACGTTCGATCGCCCGAGGGCTGCACGACCAGGTCGGGCTGGTCTTGGGCTGGAGCGTCAAGGCGTCAACGGCTTCCTTCCACTCGGGGCTGCGCCGCGACACCGCCTGTGGGGAGAACTTGTGCATGGGAAGCACGATACCGAAGCGCTCGCAGGCGGCGGAAATGCTGGATCGGTGCATCCCGTAATGCTCGGCGGTTAGCGTTAAATGCCAGCCTCTGTCTTTGGCTGCTTGGATCATGTCGCGGGTTATCACTCGTCTCGGAGGTGCCATTCGTATCGGTCCTTGATCTTGTCTATGATTTCTAGGTTGGGCCTCACCATATACATGATGAGGTCCAGTTGCTCTTGGGTCGCCCACAACCCGCCCGGTACGCGCACAAAGCCAGCGGCGCGGAGGGCCTGTGCTTGGGGCGATGTGTCGTGCCGGGTGCGGGTCATGTCGCTTTGATCTCTGCGAGGGTGGTGCGGGCAATAAAGCAACCGCACTCTCCGACAATTTCGCGCAGCCCAGCTTCCGCCTGCGCCAGCTTGGCTTCAAGGGCGTCCCGCTCCTTCTCAAGCTTGATGTAGTCGTTCTCCATCATGCAGGCTTCTTGCTCCTGCATTTCCAACTCATCCTCCGCAGCCTTGGCGTCCTGACGTGCGGCGGCGAGTTGTTTGGTCAGGGCTTCGATGCGGTGCTTTGCCATCGCAAGCTGTGAGTGCAGGAAGGTGTTGCTTTGCCCAAGCGCGGTGTTGCTGATTTCCCTTTCCGCATCGCTGTAGCCGCTAGCATATGCGGCGTCACGCTCCTTGGTCAGGGCTTCGATGCGGTCCAACATGTTGTGTTCCACGCAGTCACAGACATCTAGCGATGCGAACTTGAATGGGCAGTCTGATCTGTGGTCGTGATGCTCAGTCATTTCGGCCTCCGCTGCTTGCTGTCCTTCCAATCACACGTCCCGATCTGCACGATGCCGGGGAAGTCGTCGATGCGGCGGGCCCCGATTTCCACATCTACAGCCCACCAATTACATTCCTGATGTGGTTCGTTTTCATAACAAGACACGAAATCATCAAACTTATCTCGCGCCACCCACTCAGCCCAATCAGGCAGTTTATCCCATGCGATCACGTCTTGGGTCATCTCCGCCCCCGTTCCCAAGCTGCCCGCGACAGGCGATTGGCCAACGTGTCCATGTCCTCGGTGCTGATCTGTCTGTTGGTGATGATGGCCCAGTAAACAAGGTCCATGAACCTCCCTGCTGGCAGCACAGACGCCGCGTTGCTGATGCCCAGTGCCGCCTCTGCGTGGATGTCACGGTGCGGCATGGTCTTTGGTTCTTTGCGCCAAAACATCATGCCACCGTCACCAGAAGATCGGCCTGCTCAAGCGCCCACAGATCAGTGCGGGGCAAGCGCATGGACTTCAGCTCGGCCTGTACATCCTCAATGTCGGCGTCCAACATCTTGGCCAGATCGTAAACCGTGGCCGGCCCGTTCTCCAGCTCGCCGCGTATGCGATCCCGCAGATCCATCGACGGAGCGTGCAATCCAATTTCCAGCGAGATCGCCAGCCAAGGCGTCTTCTCCGGCTGTGACATGTTGGGGACGATCTGCGCCAAGATCTTTTGGCCGGGGCGCAGGCTGGCATCCAAGGCCAGCTTGCTGGGGATGAACACGTTCTGCGTCATGTCGCTGGCGAGGACCGCGAAGGTGGTGCCAGTGGCTAGCTTGTTGGTTATGATGATCTCAGTCGGCTGCATTGTTTTTCTCCAGTTCTGCTAATTGTTGCTCAGCATCGCGCAGGTAGAAGCACAGGATGCCGATGTCCTCTCCGATGGCGGCGGATCTGACACCAGTTCCGTGCAGCCGCTCAAGATCGGCGATCTGCTGTTTCTTCAGTTCGATGTAGCTGCGTAAGCTTTCGATGGTCATTACATGATCCCCAATCTGTCCAAGGCGAAGTATGATTTCTTGTAGCTTTCGATGAGACGATCAACACTGTCGATCTTGTCTTTGAGTTCCGGCGTGGGCCTAGTGTCGTTGTAGATCGTCAGCGTCTCGCGGTAATCCCACAGCGCGGTCAGCACGATGTGGGTGTCCTTTGCTCCAAGTCTAACAGCCATCTCACCACCCCATCCCGAAGCCGAAGAGGAAGCCCGCGTAGAGCAGGCCGAAGATGCAGAGGATGCCGATCAGGTCGGCGGCGATGTCACGGATTTTCATTTGGGTTTCTCCTTGTTTGTTAGTATGTCGTTCACGCAAACAACATGGGAGACGCGATCATTCATGTCAACCCACCATTTTTGCGTTGGCGAAATATTTTTAGCTTGCCATCTGCCAAGCAAAGGGCGCATAGATTGCGTCACCGAAACAGGAGGCCAGGATGGTCTACACAATCAAGGAGCTGCGGCTGATGCTGGCCGATCGACCGCTGCAATCGGTCGCTGCAGCCGCTGGCGTCAGCCACGTCACGCTCTGGCGGCTGGTCAAAGGCCGGCAAGAGGCCAAAGAAACGACGCTCATCAAGCTCACCGACTACGTCAACAAGGCAATGCACGATGGTTAATGGCAGAAACAAAGGCGCCAACTTCGAGCGCGAGATCGCGCAGCTCTTGTTCCAGGAGCTGGGCATCAAGTTCGCCAGAGATCTGCGGCAGTATCAGCAGGCCGAGTACGGCGACCTGATCACTGACGATCCGGCGTGGCCCTACCTGCTGGAGCTGAAGCGCTACAGCGACGGCCCGATCGGCGGCCCGAACACTTGGTGGCAGCAAGCCTGCGCTGCAGCCGACAAGGCGCACAAGCAACCCGTCGTGATCTACAGGTACGATCGGCAACCAATCCGCTGCGTCCTCATGCTGCAAGGCGTCAGGGCCGACGTGAACTTCGATGACTTCTGCTACCTGGCAAGAGAAAGGATGGCCCATGACGCAATGCTCTGACGGCTTCACGAAGCACAACATCGACCACCTGTCCGCATCCAGCATCAACCTCTGGGCCAACGCGCCAGATGTCTGGGTCATGCAGTACCTGCACGGCAAGCGCACACCAATGGGAGCAGCCGCATGGCGTGGCATCTGCACCGAAGACGCAGTGGCAGCCACGCTACTTGGCACCCCCATCACTCAAGCCATTGATCAGGCTGTCGAAAAGTTTGACGGCAAGTATCGCATCGGCGATGAGGCCACCACCCGTGAGCGCGATCGCATCAAACCCATGACCGAGCTGGCCGTGGCTGAGCTGGAGAAGTACGGCAAACCACACTTCCCAGAAGTCGAAGAAGGCGACCACCATCAGAACAAGGTAGAGATTGTAGCCAGGGGCGACAACTGGACCATCCCGGTGATCGGCTACCTGGATCTGGTCTACCCAGATCACGGCCTCGTCATCGATCTCAAAACCACTGGCCGCATCCCAACACAGATGTCGCCGGAGCATCAGCTCCAGCGTGCTATCTACGCCAAGGCCAATGGCAACATGGCCGTCAAGTTCCTGTACGTCAGCGAAAAGAAGATCTCGCTTCTGGAAGACGGCGACCCAACAGAACTCCTGGCCAAAGCCAAGGCCCAGATCTTCCGCATGGAAGCCTTCCTGGCCCGCTTGGACAAAGACGAAGCCAAGGCGATCGTGCCGGTCAACCCGTCGTCCTTCTACTGGTCCGGCAACGAAGAGCTTCGCAAAGAATTCTACGGCATCTGATGCCGTGATCCGAGCCTGCCGGCAGCAGGCATTCCTCGGCGCACATGCGCCCGACAAGAAAGGCACTACCCATGTTTGCACTCGACACCGGCGGCAACGGCGCCAACGGTCCCTTCCTGCAGTGGTCCGCACGCGGCACGCAGGACGGCGCGATCGGCCCGAAGTCCTTCTACATTCGGTCGGCTGACGGCAAGACCGCATACAACGCCACCAAAGGCATGGTCCTCGACATCGAAAAGATGAAGACGGGCTGGCAGAAGTCGGAAGGCATTGCCGGCGTGGCGCCCGAATGGAAGTGGAACCCAAGCCCCGCCCAAATGCTTCCCCCGCCCAGCGATGATTGGAAGAAAGGCTTCAGCATCAACGTGGCGATCGGCGGCGGTGAGACAGCCACCTGGGAACAGGCAGGCACAGCCGCGTGGCAGGCGCTCACAGATCTGGCACCGAGCCTTCAGCAGCAGCCCGCACCTGGCCAGCTCCCCCTCGTGCGCCTGGCCAACACCAAGGCCATGCAGTTCAAGCGCGGATCGACCATCAGCCCCGTGCTGGAGGTGATCAAGTGGGTGCCGCGGCCCGACTGCATGAAAGAAGGCGCAGCCGGCGGCATTGCAATGGACCCGGCACCAACTCCGGCACCTGCGCCCAAGCCTGCACCAGCTCCGGCCCCCGTGTCTGACGACATGGAATTCTAAAGAAAAAGCCCCCAGCGCAGACACGCTGGGGGCAAGTTATCCAGGCAGGATGAGTGTCAAACAGGCGAGGAAGCCTACAGGGACAATACAATGCAAGACAAACTACTGCAAGCACAGCCTGACCAGATCGAAAGCTTCATCCGCTACATCACAGACGGATGGGATGAGGTCGGCCCAGCACAGATAGAGCTGCGCTGCATCTCAGCCACCAGACAGGTCAGCGCCGCACGCTTCAAGCACACCGACATCAACGACGCAGTGCAGCACGCGCAGGCCATGAACGCTGCACACCAGAACGTCTACATGTGCATCAACCCAATCAGATCGGACGCCCAGATCCCGGCAGGCAAAGGCGCCAAGGACACCGACATCCTGGCCGCCCTCTACTGCTTCGCCGACGCAGACAGCGACAACTCCATGCGCAACGTCATCGCACTGGCAGGCCCGCAGTTCACCATGAGCGTCAAGACAGGCACGACGCCCTATGTGCGAGGCCACGCATACTGGCGCCTCGAAGAGCCGTGCTACAACCTCGACGCCTGGCGTGGCGTGCAGGCCAGCATCGCTGCATCACTCGGAACAGATCCAGCCGTGATCAACCCATCCCGCATCATGCGCGTGGCAGGTACGGTGTCATGGCCCAACGACGACAAGAAGAGCAGAGGCTATCAGCCCGAGCTGACAACCTTCCGCACAGAGTTCAGCACCGACAGAGACCCTGTCCCGTTCGAGCGCATGATGCGAGCCTTCCCGCCCACACAGCAGCGCACCACAGCCTCAGCAGACGCAGCCACACCAGCCGGCACAGGTCTGCAGATCGATCTGGGCCAGCAAGCTATGGACCGCGCCCTCGCAGAGGCCGACATCCTGCAAGGCAACAACTGGCACTCCAACATC